CCGCCAGCCAAACCGCCGTTCATCCACGCAGAAACAGCCGTAGACGGATTAGCCTTCGGCAAATCCTTACGACCCTTCCACGTAGAAACCGCAGTGCTAGGGTTAGTCCTATCTTGTCGAAACACTATAAGACCTCTTAAGCAGTTATTCTATTAACGTAACCAAATACTGTCACTTTAGAAGCAACCGCAGCAGCACCCTTAACAATTAACCCTGTGCTGGATTTACCAGACAGCGCTAATCCTGGGATTATCAACTGAAGTCCGCTTTCTGCGGTGACTGTATATTCAATGAGATCATCTGGATCATCTGTTCCACCAAACTGAATTGTGATCTTACGATCCGTTGTATCAGTGTTGGAAGCATAAAGCCAAATTTCATCAAGTGTTGTGGCTGTAGTAGTCGTAGTATGTATTGTGGTGTATGCACCGCTGTCAACAGCAAGTTCTACACCTGTACCATCTGTACTACCAGTCAGTTGTACTTTTGAATATGTCGCCATATTACCTTTCCTTTATTTAACTAAAAACTGAATTAACTAAAATGTTGTCCGCATTATTCCATTCGGTACCAGCAATGTCTGAAAGCATTGCAACAGTGCCGTCTTTATCTGGAAAATTTATATCATTCGTACTAGTAGGTTCTAAAATTCCTATGTACGTTTCATGGGCATCAGCACTAGCGCCTTCAAAAACAATTCTTTGTTTCGTTAAAGCATTACCATTGAAATATAAAACATCCGAAGAATAAATTTGTTCTGCTACATCCAAACGTCCATTAACAGTCGTTGTTTGCCCAGATGTAGAGATAGTAGGACCACCAGTAGCCCAATTGACCACATCAGAAAAATTAGCGTTCATCTGAGAAGCAACAATAGATGTTCCTGCAACAAACGAATTTGTGACCGATAAAGCCGCCATTAACGCAATCTCCTAGTCCTGTACATTCCTATAACTGATGTGATCCCCCATTTTCCGCGAGCGGAAGGTGATGGAGTAACACTAAACCTCAAACTAATAGCCTGCGCTGTCCCAATTGTTGGCCATCTAGCGAACAAATACCTGTCTTGAGTGCCTTCAGCAGCCCATTCGGAGTCATCCCAGACACCTGAATCCCACACAGCAGGGGAACCTAATCCAACAATACTTTTAGAATAACCCGCTACCCAACCGCTCAAATCATAATCTTTATAGATGTACATGTTGATAGTTGTATTATTATCAGCCAAAACGACAGTACGGGTTTTACCCCAACGTTTAATAAAAGTAGGACGATTACCTATAAACCAGCCTGTTTGATAATAAGACTCTATTTCTCTAACAGTACTCACATAAGTGTCAGCATCTTCTGTTTCAACGTTTATACGAGAAACCCGTGTAAAAGATGCAGCACCACTTATATCGGATGTCACACCAATACCGTGATGTGTCGCCCCACTAGGCCGATACGCTAAAAGTTGACGGGCATTAATATCTGTTCTCACCCAAGCACCAGTATCACCAAGACTAGGATCCCACATAAAAGTGTTTCGTCTTGATTCTTGCATAGATCCTGACAAGTTGTCATCCGACTGATAGTCGACTGACACCCAAAGTTTGTCCTGAAACCACATTAAAGAAGGAGCATTAGTTAAAGTTAAAGCAGGTTGTCCGACATCATAAGTCATCGCTGGATGTATACGTTCAAAAGCCCAAGCCAAACTTTGTTGATTTAAAACATAGATACCTTCTTCGCCATACCAGAAAAAGACACCCATTGTTCCAACAACAGGCTGACAGCCATCTCTGTTACCTACTGTTCTAGTAATGTTTCTCAACTGAAACGTTTCGGTACCAAAACCTGTTAATTGATACACAGAGTTTTGTTTAAATATTAGAAGTCTGGTTCCATCAGGGATAATGGCGGTTATAAAATCGCCATCTTCACCTTTGTCTACAAATATGTAATCTGCTGCCGCCCATGTTGTCGGGTCGCCTGCGCTTGACCATCTGATAATGTTGCTACCATCTGTTTCATTAATGTAGGCTGCGAACATTCTGTCTTGCCACGTAGAAATGTAACGTGCCATCGGGAAATGCCCTGAAGTACCATCAAAAGCCTGTGTGTATGCACCTACGTCATTTGTTCCACCCGTCCAACTGAAAGCAGAAGATGCTACCACAGCACCAGTGTCAATATTGTAAATATAGCCACCATTACAAAAATATGTGTAACCATCAAACGTCGCAGAAGAAGGAACCTGATCTTTAAAACCATAAGTCACACCAGATTGTTTCAAAGGACCTGAAAAGTTTATATCCGAACCGTCATAAGCCATATAGTAAAAAGAAATAAGCCCAGTACCAGAAGCAGCCTTAGTAGCAGCAACAATGTTATTATCACCAGACTCATAATGAGTCATCAACTTCACGATCTCATCATCAGTAGCAGGAGCATTAGAGTTAATACGTTTAACCCCGTTACGGCGACGAACACCACCCCTAGGGTCAACAGAAATATTTAATAAAGCAGGTGATTCATTTCCCGCTAAATTAAACTGATCTGCCCGAAGGTTTAAACCGCCTTTAAAATCAGATTTTTCGTCGTAACGAAAAGCATCAGGACCAGCACCTGTAGTTGGTGTTGCTTGTAAAACCATTCTTTAATATTCCCACGAATACCGAAAACGGTAAGGGAGAAAATTGGAACCCAACCATTGAGAAGTGCGAACACTGTTTAATAGTAATGGTTGAGGAGCAGGACTATCTTCAAATCTTGCACGAAGATTATCCAACTCTTGAATAAACTGTGAATAATACTGTTGCCCCATCGCAGCATCTTCCTGCTGTTGATAAGCCCTGTAAATAGCGTACAACGCTAAAACGTTGTCGAAAGGAACAGGTAAATCAGGAGTGTCATTGTTTGCTATAGCGGAACGGCTGACAACCGTGTTGCCACCAAACTCAATAGGGTTACGATAAGCACGAACATTAATAGTCTGGACACCATTAGGAGTCGGATAAATTCTTATTACCTGATTACTGATACCCGCCGCAGCGCTCGTGTTACCAGAAGCCCACATCGAATAATACCAAGGTTTACCTATACCATCAGTAGCGAGAGGATATAAAATATCCCCAGCGTCACGACCAATGTATGCAAGAACACGGTTATCTGTTCTTAAAGCAGCAACTTCACGTATACCAACATTCTTAGGTGCTGAACCACCAGAAAATGTCACACCATCGTGAACAATACTAAGATTAGTAGCAATATCAGCCATCGGATAATCAGACTGACCGCCAACCGTACTGAAAGTTAAAGCCACTTCATAAAACGGCCAACGCTTCTCAGAATAAACAACAATGTCATACCCCTCACGAATAAACGTGTTCATCGTGGTATCAGCAATATCATTACTGGTTATGTCAACTATGTTCCTCACATAGTCGCGCATTTCACTTAGTTGCAAAACAAACCCCTACTTGGTTTTAAATTTACTTACCTTTTTAGTAGGTGTCTTCACAGGAGCAACAGGGGTAACAGACGTATCTGCTACACGATGAATCCTACGTGATGGTCCAACCGTTTGTGGTCGTGGCGACGCATCTCTGAAATTGGTACCAGCCGACGGTTCCCCGTAAGGTCTAGCCCCTTTCTTATACGCATACTGATTCTCATATCCCATATTGGACTCCTATGAAAACTACCTCTATGCCGTCAAACTATGCAGGTGTTATACCGTACATGTACCCTTGACGGGCGCGGTTACTTGTTGTCAAGTTGCCGTAGCAAAGTAACTGAGAGTAAACCGCATCTTGGTTTGTTGGGCGCACAAACGGAGTTGGTTTGAACCAAACATCGCTGTGGGCTACTAACTGAAGGTACTTGGTGTTAAGCATATACATTTTGCCTTCACCAGCAAGAGTACCATCAAATGTTATAGGACATCCCTTGAAGAGAAGGTTCTGGAAACCACCATCAGCCATGTCGGTGTCGGTGTACCTGATCTGTCCCTCAAGAAGAGCCTCATACGCTTCGTACTGAGCCTGTCCTGTGATTATGATTGTTGGCTGGTCATTACCAACTGAACAATCATTATAGGTTGTAGCCATCTTTGCTTGAGTTATTGCTCCACCAACGTTTTGAACTTGTGATCTCCACCACGAGTTGTCACCATCAGTAGCATCAATACCTGCAAGAGCGGCTGAACCGTCATCATTGCCAAGACCTACTAGAGCCGCTAGACCCATCCAGTCTTTACCACCATTGCCTGTGCTGTTACCGAAAAACATGGTGTTCATGTTTTCAATAATAGTTTCTTGAGTTTGGAAAATTTTTCCTTCAAGAAGGTCAATGATTTGTGCTTCGCCATTGTTTTTGGCTTCT